TCGGCACGACGAGCGCGGCGACGTTGTCGCTCGGGCGACTGTAGATGAGACTCATCGCCGGAGCACCGCCGCGGTCTGCTGGACCGCCGTGACGAAGCGCACCGCACTGAGGTCACGCGAGCCGATCTTTTCCGTGAGCCCGCGCAGAATGCCGTCGGCGATCGCGCTCGCGTTCTGGCCAGTGCCGACCTGCACGACGACGGACCCAGGAGCGAGGGCGACCGTGACCGGAGGCTCGTCTCCGAGCCAGGCCCGCGCCGCCGCGTCCTTCTGGTCCTGCCGCACGACGGCTTCCATGCCGTGGAGGCGGACCAGCGACTCGCGCCCCCAGTTCTCGAACGCGAAGCCCGGCGAGCCGTGGTCGCGGCCCGGCAGCGGGTTCTGGTAGTCGCCGCCCGACGGCAGGCCGCTCGGGACACGGTCCGGATTCGGGAGGTCAAGGTCGTACCGCACCTTGAGGGGCGGCAGCTTCGGCACTGTGATCCCGTCGAGTTCGTTTTGGATCTTCCCGGCGCCCTCCTTCGCCTGCTGCGGCAGCGTGACGCCGAACAGCTCGCCGATGCCGACGAGGACGTCGCGCACGTCCTGCATGGCCAGGAGCATCTGCTCCTGCACGGAGCGGTGCTCGTCGCCGACGCGCCCGGCTTCTTCCGCCTGGTCCAGGAGCTTCTGGGTCGTGTCGTCGACGGTGTAGCCGAAGTCCTGCTGCAGTTCCCAGATGGTCTGGAGCGTCGGCTGCATGAGGGCCAGCGCCTCGGCGCCGCCCTTCCCCTGCGCGAGCAGCTGCTGGTAGGTGTTCCCCACCTCGCTGGCGAGGCCCTCGAACATCTCCTGATTGAGCACACCGGCGTTGTGGAGGCCGCCGAGTGCGTCGTTCAGGCCAGCCACGCCCTGCAGCATCGGGCCGGCGATCTCGTCGCTGGCCAGGGCCGCATACGCCTGCAGCTGCGCAAACGCCTCGCCCCCGTCGAACCCGGTCGCCTTCAGCTGCTCGTCCAGCTTCTGGAGGACGGGCTCGATCTGCTTGAAGGCGTCGAGCGGCGAGACGCCCTGTCGCTGGAGTGCTTCAAACGCGCCGAAGGCCGCGGCGCCGATCGCCTGGGCAGACGCCTCGGTTGAGACCTTCGCGTTCTCGAGGAACGTCGTCAGGCCGCCCAGCGCCCGCTCGACGTTGCTCGTGACGAAGTCGGCGACCGCGGCGCTCTGGGTGCCGAACCGGTCGTTCAGTTCGATGATCTCGAGCAGTTGCCGTGAGGCCAGCGCACCATCGCGCGTCACGAACTCCGCGAACTCGGCGAAGGTGTCGTTGAGGACCTGCTGCCCGTCGGCTGCGTTGAACGCGCCCGTCTCGATCATGACGAACGTGTCGCGCAGGCGGGCAAACAGCTCGTCGAAGTTCCGGGTATTCAGTCCGCCAGCCTCGCTGATGATGTCGTCCAGGTGGAAGATCTTGGCGGCCTGGCGATTGCCGCCGAAGAGGTCCTTTGCCGTGTCCTCGATGCCCTTCGCGAGCTCTACGGAGATGCTGACGCCGAACTCGTAGGCCACACGTTCGACCGTCTTCTCTGCCCTCGTCTTGATCAGCTTCGAGATGAGCGGTCCAATGAGCGAGCCGAGGGCTTCACCGATGGCTCCGCCGAGGGGCCCACCCAGCGTTTCGCCGAACTTGTTGCCGATGCTCGTCCCGACCGACTTGCCGATCGCCGAACCGATCTCAGCGCCGACGGCCGACGCGACTTGCTCGAAGTCGGCGCCCTCTATCAACGATTGGACAATGATGTCGGAGACGTTGCCGAGACTCTTTGTCAGGTTCTCCTTGAACGTGGTGCCGAACGACTTGCCCGCAAGCTGCGCCGCGACGTTCATCGACTGCAACTTGCCCGGCATCGTGTCGATCCCGCGCGCGAGGTCGATCAGGGCGCGCGAGGCAAGCGGTACTTCCTGGTGGAATCCCTTCACCGCGTGCTGGCCGAGCACCCACATGCGGTGCCCATCGGCCAGGGCCTCGTTGACGGCGCGCTGACTGAACGCCACTACGCGCGCAGACTCGATAACCTCCTGGTAGTCCGTGCGGATCAACTCGAGCGTCGGGTTCAGTTCACGAAGCGTCGGCCGCAGCTTGTTGTATTCGGTAATGATCGCCTTCGTGGCTTCGGCGTTCAGCTTCCCGCTGGCGTTCAGGCGGAGGAACCGCTGTTCGAGTTGCGCGGTGTCCATCTCGCGTTTCAACCCGGTGACTTCAGCGGCCCACTCGCGGTACGCCTTCTCTGCCTCTGCGGCGAGCTTCTTCGACCGCTCGACCTCGTCGTTCCAGCGCTTGAATTCCTGGAACCCCGCCGCATCGATCTTCGGGAGAGACGGAGCTACCGGCAGGCCGGGTCCACGAGGCAGGCGTCGTGCGGCGGCGTCCACCTCGTTGAGCATGCCGAGGTAGCTCTCCAGCGCGGCCAGCGCGAGCCCACGGAAGGTATCGCCGCCGGCGGCCATCCACATCGCGCCAAGGGAAATGGTGGTGTCGTCCGAGTCCTCGCTTGTCTTCTCCAGCAATTCCGACAGGCGGTTGAGGGCGAACTCCGTGATCTCGTTGGTGACGGCCGCCTCGCCGATCGATTCTTTGACGTCGTCCCAGGCGTTTGCCAGTTGCTGCACGCGGCCGGTGTACGTTTCCAACTGCGCCTGCGCCTGGCCCCCGAATCGCTGCTCGATCTCCTCGAAGATGACGTTCGCCCCTTCGGTGGCCACCCGCGCCTCGTCGATCTGGATGCCGTACCGGGACAGCGCGCCGGTGCTGCCGCTCATCGCCTTGGCCACCACCTGTGTGGCGGTCTCGAGGTCGATCCCAAGTCCCGCGGCGAGGTCAGTCGCGGCCGTCAGCGCCTCGCGCATCTGCCCAGGCCCCACGTCCCCGACCTGGACGAAGAGCGCTTGCATCTCGGTGAGCAGGTCGTCCGCGAAGACGGTGGTGTCCTGGAACACACCGGCCAGATCTTCGTACTGCCCGAGGACTTCCGGCGTCGTGCGCCCCTGCGTCCGAAGGGCCGTCGTCAGCTTCCGCGTGGCAGCCTCTGCCGCCGCGTAGCTGTCGATCGACGACGTGACGAACTCGATCGCCATCCTCCCCGCGGCGGCCAGGCCACGCAGGATGGCCTCGGCGGTGACGTAACTTGCGACGAGCTTACCGAACGAGAGGCCTGACGCCTCCGCCGCGGGGGCGATCTCAGAGGTGTTCTCCGCGACGCGTTTCTGTAGCTCGGCGAGTTCCTTGATGCGGTCGTTCTCGTCCGTGATGGCCTGGAGTTCGCCACGGAGCGCCACGAGCTCCGCTGGCACCTGCTGCCCGAGCGCGCGGTACTTCGCGATCGCCTCGTCCACCGAGGCCGTCAACCGTCGCTGCTCCGCCTCGGTGAGGCGGGTCGCTCCGCCGATGGCCTCGACCGCTTTGGCGGCCTGCAGGGCCTCCGTGATGATCTTCCGGCCGGTGAACCCTTCCCCGACGCGGTTGACTCCCTTCTGCGCATTCGCCGCCGAGATCTCGAGCGTCTTGAACTCCACGACGGTGTCGCGGATCCCGCGCTCGACTGCCGAGAAGTCTGCGGCGAAGGTGGCGCCAAGCACGCGTCTACTCCGCGTCCGTGACGACGACCGGCCCGGCCTGCGCGTACTTCTTCGCGCGGTCGGCCGGCGTGAGATACGCGTCGGGGATCGTCGAGAGATCGGTGGACAACCCTGCCGCGCCGGACTGCATCGCAATCCGACGCGCCAGGCGCTCCGCGGCCGCCAGCGCCTCCGGCGTGTTCGGGTCCTCGCGCGGCGTGAGCGTCTCGAAGACGTCCTGGGGCAGGAACGGCGCCGATCGCTTCTTCTCGTCGCGATGGAGGTTGGCCGTCAGGCACCAGAGCAGCGCCGCGCGGTAGTCCGCCCGGAGCTCGCCCCACGGCTCCACGGCCGCATAGGTCATCCATCCGACCCACTGCCGGCTCGTCATCGTGGCGCGCAGGAAATCCGGGTGCGGGCAACCGAGCGCGAGCGCCAGGCGGTAGGCGAAGCGCGCCTCGTCGTCGGTCGACAGGCGCTCGGCCGCCTCCTCGAATGCCACGTCGAGCGCATTCAGCCGGCGCGCGGCCGCCGCGACCTGGCCGACGAACCACGCCGGGAGATCGGGCACCCAGGCCAGGTCGCCATCCGTGAACTGCCGCACGCCCGCCGCGTCCACCGCGCAACGCACGACCAGCCAGGACGACCGCTCCGCCGGTGGGATCTGGAGATACGCCGCGCGCTCGTCCGCCCCGAGCTCGCGCACGCCGACACAGCCCCTGAGCGCGTCGAACCCGATGACGCGGGCGGGGGCGGACGGCGTGCGGGCTCCAACGGCCTGCATGAGGGCGCCTCTCAGTGCACCGCGGCCGCGGCCGGCTCCTGGTCCTCGTCCTCGTCGTCGGTCTCGGTCTGGTCCTGCTTGCCGATCCCGTTCAACCGGAAGGCGGCCTTGATGGCCGGCGACAGGACGTCGGCCGGGAGGTCGTCGAGCCACCCGTCGGTCGCGTCGCTGTCCTGCAGCAGCCGCGTGCCCTGCGCATCCACCAGCGTGCGCGCGAGCACGAACGCGCGGAAGCCGAGGCCCTTCTTGCTCGCCGAGGGTTGCTTCTTCCTGGCCTTGTTGACGCGGTTCACCCACGCGAAGAGGTCATCGAGCTCGGCGCCGGTCAGGCCGAGGATGCCGACGCGTCCGAACCGCGGGAGGTCGATCGGTTCGATCGTGCGGGTCTTCTGCTCGGCGGCCGCCTTGAGGGCGTCGCGAGAGACGAACGGGAGAGGGGAGTCACTCATGCGAATACGCGCTCCGGAGAGAGGGGCGAGGCGTCCCGAGACGCCTCGCCCGAGTCAGCAGAACCGCCGGCGCTCGGGAGGGCCGGGTCTTACGAGATGGTCATGTAGTCGGTCGGCTTGATCGTGACCTCGAGCGTGAGCTCACCCTTCACGGGGGTGTTCACGCGGGCGCGGGTGATCAGGCCGGCAAAGCGCCAGTTCAGGCTGCCGCTGGCCGCGGGCAGCGTGACCTGGTAGTGCTTCTTGATCTTGTTCAGCGCGAGGTACAGCAGCCCGGTGGCCGTGTGCTCGTGCGACGGGTCGTCGAAGTCGTAGTTGCAGATGAACGTGATCTCCGGCGGGTCCGTGATCGCCGAGGCGATGTACTGCGCGAACCCGGTCGGGCCCGTGTCGTGTGGCGTCACGTCCAGCAATTCCGACGTGATGTCTGGGGTGCTGTAGTCCTTCACCTCGGCGACGAGCGTGCTGTAGGGGCCGCCCTGGGCGTCCCCGAACCGCAGGAGAGTGCCGAACGCGGTCTTGGCGGAAGTGGGCATGCGCGTGCTCCTCGAATGACGTCGTCATCCGGGGCACGCGAGGCGGAGGAGCGCTCCGTGAGGCGTGCAGGACCGGGCGGGTGGCGCCGACGGACGATCCCGTTACGTGTGAGCCGGCTCGCGGTCGTCCGGACGCAAGCCTGACCCCTGCCGATTGAACCGCTCCGTGACAAGGCGGGCGAGGGCGTCGGCCGGGAGCTCGTCCACGGTCACGAGCCCGTACTTGTCCCGGAGGTAGATCTCGAACTCTCGGAACATGCCCTTCACCTGCCGCGTGACTTGATCTTCAAAGCGCTCGCGCGCTTCGCGCGGGGTCACGCGCCGTGCCTGTAGGTCCGCCACCGCGCGTCTCCTTACGTCGCACCGCCCACGATGGTGATCTCGTACACGACCGAGGTGCCGGCGCCCGAGTTGCCGATCTCGAGCAGGTCGGCCGTCGTGGCCGTCACCACCCAGCCCGCGGCCGAGGGCGCCGTCATGAACACCACCCCGCCCGGCGGAATCGCGATCTTGTCGGCCGCGGCGTTGAACGGACCGAGAAATCCCGCGGTGCCATCGGGCTTGACGGTGACGTTGTTGGTGTTCGCGGCCGCGGCCTTGATGACGATGGCCTTGACGCGTGCAAACGTCAGCGTCTGGCCGAACGCATCGGTGAGCCCGCCGGCGAGGTCCAGATCCTCGGTGCTCGAGGCCGTGATCGTGCGCGAATCCGAGAAGAGCCGATTGACCTGGTTCGCCCCGACGCCCGTGGTCCACGACTGCGAATACTGGAGCGCCAGCGGGAAGCGGCTCGATCCGAGGTCGAGCGCCGCGTCCTGCGTGAACTGCACCGAGATATTGGTGGAGCCGGTCAGGGCCGTCGTGGTCTGTGCCGTGAGTCGGTCGAGGCCCAGGATCAGGGCGACGGCGACGAGCAGGGCGAGTCCGGTGAGACGTGTGCGCATCCGCATGCTGTTTCTCTCCCTCACTTGAGTGGGGCGACCCAGATGTCCCAGAGCGCCCCGCGATGCTGCAGCCGCTGATCGCCGTCCGGCTCGACGAACGCGATCCGCGGTCCCGGTTCCCAACGCTCGCACCGGATCACTTCCCACCCCTGCACCAGGAACCGCGCCCCGGTCAGCAACTGCCGCAACCGACGCGCAATCGCGATCGCGGTCGCGGCCGAGCCGCTGCGATCGACCGCCGAGACCTGGTAGATGCAGCGATCGAAGCCGCCGGCGTCGTGCGTCGGCTCCATGGCCCCCGGGCTCTGCAGGCGGTAGATGACATACGGGGCGATCACCGCCTGCGGCGCCAGGTCGAACCACACGCCCCCCACGGCGAGCGCCCGGAGCGGCGCATCGGCTCGGAGATACGCTTCGAGCCCGACGTCGAGCGCCTCGATGTCAGCGTCACGCATCCCCCGTCACCGTGAACCCGCGCTGCTCGAGCAACCCCTTCAACCGTTCCACCATGCGCGCCCGACGCCGAATCGCCAGCGGGATGAAGATCGGCCGGAAGACCGCCGTGCTCTTTCTCCGCGGCGTGGCCTTCTGGCCGGTGAAGCCGCCCACCGGGCCGCTCGCACTCCCTGTCGCGACCTTCAACTGCCCGCGGAACGACGCGACGAAGTCGCGCGTCCAGCGCCACGCCGTGCCGAACTCGAACCAGTGCGCCGTGCCCCACGCGTTGTAGACCTGCCAGCGCATCGAGCCGAGGCTGCGGGCCTCGACGTTGCCGACCAGGTGTCCGGCCTCGACGTCGAACGTCTGGCGGTACGCCACCCGCGGCCGGCCGAGCTGGATCTGCGGGTCCGACTGCGGGATGTTCAGCGCCCGCCGCAGCTTCTCCATGCTGATTTCCAGGTGCAGCTCGCCCATCCCGGAGA